GGCGGCGACGAGCCGCAAGTGAACCCGCTGAAGAAGTGAACCCGCTGAAGAAGTGATCTCCTGTGACCGATGTTGGTCGGTCGTAAGTTACTCCGGACTTCGGTCCGGAGGTTTTTGATCGAGAGGCTCAAGATGAACACTGCAAAGAAAGCGACGACGGACAAGTCGAGAGGGCAATCGAGCAATGCCATCATTGACGATGAAGCAGCGCTCGTCGAGAAGATTGCCAACGACATCAAGCCGTCGTCCGATGTTGAACGGCAAGGCATGAAGGCATTGCCTGCATACGCGAGCGAAGCACCCAACGGCGCACCGTCGCAGGGACCGAATGAAGAATTCGGTATGACTGCCGTCATCGACAGCACCGTTCCCGAAGACGCTGAAGCGACTGTGCGCATGGTGAGTGCTGACGGCGTCGAAGCAGAGATGAGCGTTGCCAACGCGAAGATGCATGAGCGCTCGGGTTGGAAGAAGGTTGAGGATTGAAGCATCATGCCTGTAGCCGTCTATCCGGCTCCTGGCTATGACAGCTTCATCAGCCTAGAGGACGCAAATGTCTACCTAGCGAGTCTTGGATACGCGCAGTGGATTAACGAAACCGTTCCCATGCGCGAAGCAGCACTACGGCGCGGGACGCAATACGTGTTCTCGCGCCGTCTTGTATCAGATGCGCTATGGGATTTTGATGTGCACCCGAATGTGCAGCGTGTGCATCCTAACGTCGCGGCGGCGACGGCAGAAGCAGCGATCCGCCACATCAACGGTAGCTTGTATCGCGATGTCGATGCTGCGCCGGTTGTGCAAAAGACTGTCGGACCGCTCACGCTGCGGTACGGCACGCCTTCGTATGGCGGGCAAATGAAGTTTCCTGTGATCGAAGACTTGCTCTTCGGTCTTGTGTATACCGGCGCAGGCTATGGGCCTGTGACCTTTGAGAGAGCGTGATGGCGTCTGCACTGTATGGCGAACTCGCACAAGCAGCGGTTGACTTGCTCAATGAGCTAGGGCAACTCGTGCTTCTGTCTCGCCCAGGTGAAGGCGGCGGTTATGACCCTGACAGCGGCGTCGTTGACGAAGAAGCTGTCGAAGTATGGAGTGCAAGCGGTGTTGAATTCGACTATCAGCAACGTGAGGTCGACGGTTCTCTCATACAGAGTGGAGATCGTCGCGTGCTTATTGCTCCTGATTTGGGCACGATGCCGCAGAGCGGTGATGTCATCACGCTTGGCGTATATCGTCTCGAAGTGGTGGTGTCACGCCCGCTACAACCTGCTGGCGTAGTCGTGCTGCACGAAGTACAAGCGAGAGGCACATGAGTTTTTCTGACGACATCAGGGCATTCCAGCGCAAGACAAACTTGTCAATGGATTTGATCGTGCGCAAAGTTGTCATTGACATGAGCGTTGCTATCACTCGCATGTCGCCAGTGGACACAGGCCGGTTTCGCGCAAACTGGATGCTCGGCATCGGCTCGCCGAATACAGCGACGATTGAAGCGGTCGATAAAAACGACGGCTTCGGTGCGGTCGGGTCGGTATCTGTTCCACGTATCACCGCTGCGGTTGGTGATGTGCAAGCGGGCGGTGTCGTCTACATCACTAACTCATTGCCATACGCTAGGCGTCTGGAATACGGTTGGTCGAAGCAGGCACCGTCGCCACCGGGTATCGTGCGCCTGACGGTGCAACGCTATGAAGCGTACATCGCGGCAGCGGTGAAGAGTCTCAAATGAGCTTGCCGCAAATACGTCGAGCCCTTGAGAAGCATCTTGCGGCTCTTGCACCGGCTCTGCCTACGTCATGGGATAACGTGGGGTTCTCGCCACCGGCTGATGGCTCGGTGTATCAAGAGGCGAAGCTCGTGCCCAATGAGCCTAACGGCGAGATGATGGATACGCTCACCTATATCGAGCAAGGTTTTCTTCAAGTTGCGTTGTGCTATCCGCAGGGTAAGGGTCCAAGGGACGCTGAGAATCGAGTCGACGCATTGCGTAGGCACTTTCGTCGAGGCACAACTCTGATCGAAGGCGGTGTCGTAACGGAAATCGTTCGTATACCTGCTGTCGCGAGTGGCGTGCCCGATGAGGGACAGTGGAAAGTTCCGGTGACTATTTACTGGCAAGCGCAAGTAAGTAGTTAAAGATCAACGTCGTTCTTTGAGGACACAATCATGGCAATCGCAAAGGGTGCAAATAAGCTCTTAATCATGAAGCGGCAAACTGCGAAGGGCACACTCGCTGTCGCTGGCACAGGTGGGCAGATCATACGTCGCGACACGTCGACATTCGACCGCTCGAAAGAGTCGTACACAACCGAGTCCGAGCAAACATCACGCAAGCAATTGATGTCGTCGCGTCATGGCGCAGTGACAGTCAACGGCTCGCTGTCTGCGCTGTTTTCTCCTGGCACATACGCGGACTTCTTCGCTGCGTTGCTGATGCGCGAGTTCACCGCGATTGCGAACATCACCGGCATAACGGCGAGTGTTTCGGGCACCGGCCCGACGTACACCATCACACGCACGACGGGCTCGTGGCTCACAGACGGTGCGAAGATCGGGCGCGTCATTCGTCCGATTGCGGGCCTTGCTGCGGGCTCGCGCAGGAACATGCTGATCGTCGGTGTGCCGACAGCAACGACGCTCACAGTGATACCGCTCAATCGCAAAGCGCCTGTCACTGAAACAGCGGTCCCGGCAAGCTCGTTCATGTTCCCAGGTGGCATCACGTTTGTGCCTGAGACGGGGCACACCGACATCTACTACACCGCTGAAGAATGGTTTCCCGAAGTGCCGCGCAGTCAACGCAATCAGGACTGCAAGGCCGCATCGGTGAACGTGCGTCTGCCTGGGTCGGGCAACGCCGGTCTTGATTGGTCATTCCTGGGCCTGGATCAATCGAAGGATGTGACGCGATACTTCACCACTCCGGTGAATGAAACGACAACCGGCGTCATGGTTGCCGCAGGCGGTGCGTTGATCGTGAACGGCACACGACGCGGTACGGTGACTGATCTCTCGTTGAATCTCGACGCTCGCGGCGCGGTTGCTGACCCTGTCGTCGGCGACAACATCCGGCCCGACGTGTTCACGGGTAAGCTGATGGCGAGCGGTAGCTTCACGGCTTACTATGACAGCGCAGAAATTCCCGATCTATACGACGATGAAGTCGAGACGAGCATCGTGTCGGCACTTGCGGCAAGCAACGCAGACACAGCGGAGTTCAACACGTTCGCGTTGCACAAGGTAAAGCTCAATTCGAGCACGCCTGATGACGTTGAAACAGGGCTCAAGCGCACGTATAACTTCGTCGCGCTGTATAACGATGTCGGCGGACCGACACTCGTGGCGAACGCAACCACAATCGAGCTTCAAGACAGCGCGGTTGTTCCTTCGTAATTTCAAACACACAGGAGAACAGCTATGGCCGAAGGCGACAAGCTCACAGGTACGTTCGTCGGGACGTTCACAGGTACGTTCACCGCTTCTGCGTCGCCTGGGCCTGCGCCGTCGCCTGCGCCGTCGCCCACTCCTGCACCATCACCGACACCGGCACCGCCTGCGGTCCCGTCTGAGAGTCCGAATGGCGCAACGATACCGCCCAATGTGCTATTGGTCGACGGCTTCGGGCACAAGTGGACGGTTCTCGACGGTGTCATTCAACGCAATGGCACGGCAACCATATCGGCGAACGTGAAGACGTTGCTGTATTTCGGCGGCGCGATCTATCAGACGAATGAGGCGGGCGGTTGGTGGAGGTGGAACGTGAATCAATGGGAGAATTCATCCGATCCACGTGCGGCAGCACCGTCGCCATCTCCTGCGCCTGGACCTTCACCGGCACCGCCACCATCACAAGGCGTGCCTGACATTGCCAACATGGCTCGACATCCCGGCGACATGCTCGAAGTCGGCAAGTTCTGGATTTACGATAACCGCTGGGGCTCTCGTGGATTATCCGAAGGCGGCGCGTCGCATCAGTACACGCAAGAAGTCGAGCGAGCGCTGACGCCTTCTTCATCGGGCGCTATCGCTTTCCGCATCAAGTGGAAGTGGCCCGAGTTCGATCAATCGGGCGCGAAGGTCAATGACAATCCGGCATACGGTGAAGTCAAGGGCTATCCCTGCGCGATCTACGGTCCGCCACCTGGGCTGCAAGGTCCGGATCAATATCCCGGCTGGGTCGTTGCTGTGCGTGCGGCTGATGGCGTCACGGTGCCGAATCCGCCTGCCGGTGCGCCGACAGATGTCGTGCGCGAGTGGCAACCGAAGGGCGGCTCGGTCATTCGACGCGTGCCTTCGAGTTGTGCACCTGGGCATCATCTGCCTAAGCG